TCATGACTGCATCAGAAACTGTTCCACCATAGTCTCTATTTTCCTTGATCAAACGACGATACTGCTCAAAGTTTTTTGGAAATGCAAGACCTGTTATCCAATTGTGCATCTCCAGCCATACACGAAGATCTTCATCAACCAAAAAAGATATATTCAATGGTTGGTATTTTACTTTGTCTCCATAAGTGTATAGATCAACAAAAGGCGTATTTCTCACAATTTCTGTAGTAGAGATACCAGGTATTTCAAATGTTTGACAAAAATAAGTTAAGTGTGGCATTCTAGAAAACGACAACTGAAACTTAGTTGTCTGTAGAAAATCCGTATTTGTTGGTTGCTTGTTTAGTTTTGCCATATTTTACCTCTGCAATATTTATAAACAAAAAGAGGGGAGACCGAAGTCTCCCCTCAAGTTGTAGTCTTGCTTTCTTTTTGTTCTTAGAATTACATCAAGTTTGTAACTCTGAAGATACGATAGTAGTTGTTTGAGCGATTTGAAAGCACGCCCAAACCTGCTGTTGTACCTTCTGCGAAAGGATTTGCTACCATTCCGTAACGTGTCTTGAATCCGATACGTGGCTGGAAGTTATCCTGTCCGATTGCACGAACCATCTGTAGTGGAACGTATGGGCAGTAGAACAAGCCAGCGTCATAAGGTGATGTTCCCTTATAACCAACTGTTACAAGTTCTGCTGCATTTGTTGCACCAGATGTCTGACCGTAGTAAGGATCAATGTAGACCTTGATACGGTTGTGTAGAAGACCAGCAAATGTGTTACCTGTGTCGTCTACCTGTAGATCGGCCTGAAGTGCTGGGGTGTACTGTAGAACGCCAGCCATTGCCATTGCAGAAGCAACGTCAGATGAGCATACTACGATGTTACCCTTGCCACGACGAGTTGCACGAGCAATTACGTTTGCTTCGCGTTCGATCTGGAAGATAAGACCCTTGAACTTTTCAACTGACCAACGACCATTTGAGTCGGTGTCCAAGTCAAATGTACCAGCAGTTGTTGTACCTGAAGAGCAGCCCAACTTTGCTGTTGCATAGATTGTACGAATAACTTCACGGTTGATTTCTGCTAGAATTTCTGTTGACAGAATGTTTGCAAGTTCTGTCTCAGCATCAAGACCATGAATTGCCTTCAAGTCTTGTGCAAGTTCTAGAGTGTATTCTGCCTTCAATGCACGCTCGCGAGCAGTTACTGTAACTTTCTCGATTGAGAATGCCATTTCAGCAAATAGGTTTGTACCAGAGTCGCCTAGTGCTTCACCCTGGGCTGTTGTCATACCATTACCTGTGTTGGCAAGAGTATAGTCAACAAAACCATCACCACCAGAAGTCTGATGGTTCTGAGATGCGCCATTTGCACCAAGTTTGTTAGCAGCAGAGAACTTGGTATTTGCTTCTGTAAACAGGGCTTCTGTACCAGACTGTGAATCGTACTTTGCGCGCATTGCGAAGATCAAGCCTGTTGGGCCTGTCATTGGCTGAACGCCGCAGATATCGTATGCGATCAAGTTTGGAAGCGCACGACGAACCAATGAGATTAGGATTGGGTCGTAGTTGCTGATTGATGCGCCGGTTGCGTTTGTTGGTGCTGATTCTGCTAGGAAACTACGATCACCACCCATGAATGCTGCCTGCTGAGCAGAAGCAATCTGTTGGTTCTCAAGTACCATAGCCGTAACAGCTCTCTTATACGGATCGGCAATCTTTGGGAGATCTGGATGTTCCAGAACTGGACCCCACTTTTGTACTAATTGTTCAGTAAGTTGCATTTAAGTTAACTCCTTTAAAAAATTTATTTTACTATTGTGCGACTGATTGACTTAACATATGCTTCCATTACTGGGTCAGCAATCTTGTTAGCCTTTGCTTCTTCAAGACTCGTTCTCTGTGTCTCTTCCACAACATCTGTTTCTTCATCAAGTCTTTCGTTGTTTGACTTTGCTGGAGACTTTGTTGGGAAATAATTTTCGCGAAGAGTCAAGAGACTTTGTGTGTAGTCTTCAACTGTTGAGAATTCAACACCTTCAGACAATGACTTCATCTTCTCAACTTGAGTTGATGTTAGTCCTTCACAAATATCATGGAATGCTTCTCTCTTTGCATATTCAATGATTAGCTTTCTCATCTCAACTGCAGAAGAGATCTGTTCATTCAACTTTCCTTCAAGTTCAACGACCTTTGAGGTCATTTCCTCAACTACATCAACTTTCTCTTCTGGAATGTCAATGTAGTGTTCAACGAATAGGTTGCGGAGACCAGCAATGAAATCTTCAGTCAACTCTGAACGTAGACCAGACTCTACTGCCAATTCGTTTTCCTTAACCCATTCTTCAACGACATAATTTAGATAGTCGTCAACTTTTGTTGCTAGTTCTTCCTTGAGTTCTTCTGTTACTTGCTCAAGGATCTCGGCGTACTGTTCTTCAATCTTCTCTTGAAGAGCATTGACTCTTGAAGTTACAGCAGCTTCAAAAATGGTTGCAGCCTTGTTCATGAAATCTTCGGAAAGATTTTCGCCGTGGAAAAGAGCGTCAAGATCTTCTTTCATGGCCTTCTTGTCGTCTTCATCGTCTTCTTTTTCGTCTTCGTCTTTTTCAGACTTCTCTTCTTCCTCGTCTTCGTCTTTCTCTTCATTTTTCATGTGATATGTTTCTTTTTTCATATCATCAGATTCTTCATTATGCATTTTCTTTTCTTCCTCATCGTCTTCTTCATTGACTTGAGGTGGAGCCTTCTGCATTGGCTCAGCTGGAGCTGGCTTTGCTCCTGGAGGTGTTGCTGTTGGAGCAGCAGCGGCAGCCTTTGATACGCCGGCTTCGTCAGCTGATGCAATAGCAGGTTGAATTGTTTGTGGTGAGCCTTCCTGACCAGGTGTTGCCACCATTGGTGTATTACCAACTTGACCAAATGCTTCAGCACCCTGTGACATTGGTTTTAGAGAAGCCATGTTGCCTGAAAGAATTGCGGCAGCTGCTTCTGCTAGATTTTTCTTTGCCATTTTGTTTTTGCTCCTTTATATTAGACTATTTATATATTTTAGAGTTTTGAGAGAAAATTTTTGAATAGGCGAAGTTTGACATCTTCAATGTCTCTTCTATTAGCCTCATTCAAAGCCTTTTTTGCATGATCGTAGTCAACTTCTTTCCATTGACCATTTTCAATAATCCATTCTTTGCCTTCCATGATACCTCTAACAAAAGCATCAGGTGCAGAAGGATCTGCAACTATGTCTGCCGCTGTAGCCAAATAAAAATCATCCTGTACGAGATTTACACCATTCTTAGGCTTTAGCGATCCCAGTCCTCTAGAAGATACGCCCAATCTGGCGCCCTCATCAATTAGATTCTTCACAATCTTTCCATAAGGAGTATCCAAAATCTTGGCTTTACCCACATAATTTGTGCCTTCTTGTTTCAAATCCTTGATCATGTGTGATACACGATCAAGATTGATTGTTGGTGTATCTGGATGACCCAGTTCACCAAATGCACGATTTTGCATGATATAGTTTGTAGTATAACGAGATACTTCTCTTTGTAGGATATCCATTGGATATACTCTACCATTACGATTTTGACGCTCGGCTTGCAAGAAAACACCTTCAATGAAGTGTTCTTTATTTCCTGCAGGACCTTCTTCGGTCAAATAACGAACTTCTTCTACGACTTCTTTTATGAGTTTCATTTTAGACCCATCGCCTTTCTTTTCATCAAAGAACGTCTACGCTTCATGAGTGCGCGTGCCAACTTAGCACGACGCTTGATCTTTCCTCTACGAGCACCCATCTTGCGGGCTCTTTTTTCTGATGGAGACATGCGAACAAGTTTACCACCACGAAGAGTCAATCCTGGGACTGCTGATTTCTTTACGCGACGTTGTACTTTTCCGCCACGAATACGAGCCTTGATCATTTTCAAACGTCCCATTTTGGTCACGTTTGCTTCATCAATTGATTCTAGTGCTTCAGCAAGTTCAGATACACCATACTTTGCAGCAACAATCTTCTTTGCTTCTAAAAGTTTGTCTTTCAAAATTTCAACAAATGATTCTGAAAGACTTTCATTTGCGCTATTAAAGTCATCTAGTATGATAGATTCTATTATTTTTTTAGTTGATGACATTTGTTTAGTCCCTATCAAAGGTTGAATAGTCTTCAGAATGTTTTCTAAAATCAGCAACAATTGTATAAGAGCAACCTGTAGCAGCAAAATTTACAGTTTGCAATCCTACATTTCCGTTTGAACCTGCGCCAGATGCGTTGTTCAATATTATAATGCCATCACCACCTTCAGCAAAATCCATTTGACCCTGACCAGACAAAGTTACCAAAGTTTGATTAGGTGTGCCGGTCCAATAAAGTTCAACGTAACCATTTCCTGCTTGACCTGCTACAACATCATAGATAACTTTTTTCAATGATAATCTATATGCTGTTTTACGATCCGTGCCACTGCCAAGAAGTTGATTGTTTGCGTTCAATGAAAAATTCAACGCACCCGCATCAATTTTTAACGCAGTAGGTTCAGCAGAATTGCCTGTCCATTTATATACAACTCTTCTTTCAGAATCTACAAGTTTCTGTGATGTATTTGCCATCTTTACATTCCATCCGTATGTGCGCCATGTGCAAATGCTGCAACTTTGGCAAAATTGTGTTGATCTTTGTTTATCATTCTTTCAATCTTGTAGCGATTAGTTAGATTTACCTTGTTATAAACGTTGATGATTGCTTGTGCAGTCATGACATCAACTTTTTGTTGACCACCATTATCAAATGTCAATAATGCAGGCTCTCCGCTTTGAATAATATCTTGAAGAGCAGGCATGTTACCTCTATTGTCTTGTTTTGCTTCATGTACTTGAATAACGTCTTTATTTCCATGCATCATGTCAGAGTAAGGTATCGATACATATTGATGAATCTTGTCTGCATAATATAAAGCAACTTTTCTTCCATCTGGGAAAATACGAATAGCCTTACGTTTCAACATAATGATGTTTGGAGGATCAGACTTGAAAGAAAGATCTTCCATGACTACAGAATCATTAATATTTGATTGCTCGGTTTCG